TTAGAAGTTCAATTACAAAAAGGATATGACATAAAAGATAAAACAAAAATGGTTCCTGGAGTGTCAACCACAAGTAGAACCAGGCCATTAATGATATCTGCATTAGAAATGTATATGAGAGAAGGAACACCGATTATTAAATCAAAACGACTCATTCAGGAATTATTTGTATTTGTTTGGCTTAATGGTAAAGCACAAGCACAAATTGGCTACAATGACGATTTAGTAATGAGTTATGCAATAGGTTTGTGGTTACGAGATACAAGTTTAAAATTAAGACAACACGGAATTGAGTTGAATAAAAGAGCTTTATCACAATTTAGAAAAACAGATAATACAATTTACACAAATAATAATTCTAATGAAAACGATAGTTGGAAGTGGAATAATGGTTCAGAAGACGAAGATTTAACCTGGCTTCTGTAATAAGATATATTTATATAAAAAAAGAAAACAATGGCATCATTAAGAAAACGTTTAAAGAATTTATTTTCTACCAATGTAGTAGTACGTAAGTATGGAAAGGATCGACTAAAAGTAGTCGATACTAACAGATTACAGTCATTGGGGAATTTATCACAAAGCAAATTAACGGATAGATACAATCGATTACACGGCACAACTAAACATAATATGGGTGGTTATGGCGGATATGATTCGAATTACTACATGCAACAGAATCGGATGCAATTGTATACCGATTATGAGATGATGGATAAAGATCCAATAATATCATCTGCATTAGACATATACTCCGATGAATCAACTTTAGCAGATCAATTCGGTGATATATTAACTATTAAAACAAATAAAACTCATATACAAAAAATATTATATAATTTATATTATGACATATTAAACATTGAATTTAATATGTGGCCGTGGATTCGTAATATGTGTAAGTACGGAGATTTCTTTTTAAAATTAGATGTTGCCGAAGAAATAGGAATTTTAAATGCACGTCCACTTTCTACTTATGAAATTGAAAGATTAGAGCAATATGATGAAACGTTGGGCGAATATGATATTAAATTTAGGCACGCAGCAACAGAGCATTTAGAATATGATGTATTTGAGATAGCACATTTCAGGCTATTATCAGATTCAAACTTCCTTCCTTACGGCCGATCGATGCTAGAAGGAGCTCGACAAGAATTTCAAAAATTAATGATGTTAGAGGATGCAATGCTTATTCACAGAATAATGAGAGCACCAGAAAAACGTATTTTTAAAATTGATATTGGTAATATTCCACCAAATGAAGTTGATTCGTTTATGGAAACAATTATTAATAAAATGAAAAAAATTCCATATGTTGATAAACAAACCGGTAACTATAATCTTAAATTTAATTTAAATAACATGTTAGAAGATTACTACTTACCTGTGCGGGGAGGCAATAGTCAAACAACAATAGATACACTACCAGGTATGGAGTTCACCGGCATTGATGACATCGAATATGTAAAACATAAAATGATGGCAGCATTAAAAATTCCTAAACCATTCTTGGGATATGATGAGGGAGTTGAAGGCAAAACTACATTGGCATCGATGGATATTAGATTCGCAAGAACAATCGAAAGAATTCAAAAAATAGTAGTTTCAGAATTAGTTAAAATTGGAATTGTACATTTATATTCTCAAGGATTTGAAGGAGATGATTTAATAGGATTTGAATTAGACTTAACTCCTCCATCAATTATCTATGATCAACAAAAAGTCGCATTAATGACTGAAAAAATGACATTAGCAACATCGATGAAAGATTCTAAATTAGTTTCTGATAAATACATATATGAATATATTTTTAATATGTCTGAAGATGAATGGCTTGAAGAACGTAATAATGTAATTGAAGATCTTAAATTAAGATTCAGACAAAACCAAATTGAACAAGAAGGCAACGACCCAACATTAACAGGAACATCATTTGGAACACCACACGATTTAGCATCAATTCATATGAGTTCTGACGATGTAGAAGAAAAAGATCAAGGTGGAAGACCACCCGAGGGAATTAAATATGGACAGCATAAAAATGAATTTGGCTGGGATCCAACTGGTGCTAAAACAATTAAGCAAGGCACCAATCCTAAAAACTTTTCAACCACATTCCAGCCTGATCCTAGATTTAGAAATACACGAACAACTGTAGCAACAGAAAATGCTGATATTTTAAAGAAATTAAGACCTAGAAGTCCAAAGATTATAACAGAAGACCAAAATAAAGACGTAGATTCCGGCACAATGTTAGATGAAGACAATATTTTATAATTAACACGATATTTATATGTAAAGGAATTGCATTTCGATATGAAAAAACTAAAACATTCTAAATATAAGAATACGGCAATATTATTCGAAATTTTAGTAAGGAAATTAACATCCGAATCATTGACTTCAGATAAGTCGGTGACGATTGATATAATTAAAAAGTATTTCGGAAAAAATACAGAGATGTCAAAAGAACTACAATTATATAATTCATTAATAAAAGAACAATTTAAGTCAGAAGCAAGAGCATTAGATTTTATTAGATCTTGTAAAGATACACACAATAAATTAAATAAATCTTTAATTAAAAGACAACGGTATAATTTAGTAAAAGAAATATCAAACAATTTTATTTTTGATAAAATGTCAAAAATTAGGATTAATAATTATAAACAAATTGCTTCGATATATAAATTATTTGAATATGATGAATCACGTAATCCTAAACAAATATTAGAATGTAAAGATGTAATTATAGAACATATTTTAATTGGAAATGTAAATACTCCGAAAAAAGATACTGTATTAGAAACATTTAAAAATCAACACAAAGATGTTCGATTATTAACATATAAATTATTAGTTGATAAATTTAATCAAAAATATTCTGGGTTAAATGAATCTCAAAAGAATTTGCTTAATCATTATATTACACACGTTAATGATACTGAGTCTTTAAAGGAATATATCAATAAAGTTATTCCAGTTATTAAAAAACAATTAAAAGAACATATTAAATTAATAGATGACAAAGTAACAAAAATTAAAGTAGACAAATTAGCAGAAATGCTTTGTAACGTTGAATCAATTAAAACTATTAAAGAATCTCATGTATTATCATTATTAAGATATTTTGATTTAATTAAAGAATTAAAAGAGGCAAATATAAAATGAAATCTTTTTTAAAGGAAATAGAAAAAAAATTTAAAACTATCGATGAAGCAGAACTTTGTGAAGAATGTGGTATGCATGAATGTATATGTATAGATGAAGCCGATATCGTAGTTAAACCAGAAGATATTGATACAGTTAAAAAAGAATTAGATCCAGATGATAGATTAGTTGTAGAAGAAGAATTAGATGAGATATCTGCAACAGGAGCAGGAGAGGCATACCAAACACCAAATGCCTTTGGGAAGAAGAAACGAGATTATAAATGGGCATCCGTATCAGAAGCAATGGATAAGAAATATGAAAAGTTAATTGAATCATATTCTAAATTTGCAAGAGGAGGATCTAACACTTCACCTGCTAGAACAGTAAATACTACTATCAGGGAAGTAGCTAAAAAATTACAAGAAATTGAACAATTAATAAATTATACAGGTAGATTAAAAAACGAATCAGGAATGACAAGGGCCGAATATGGAAAGTCTACTCACACAGCATTAAATAAGATTTCAGAACGATTATTAAAGATTTCTGAACGTGTTAGAAGATTAGGAGAATAAGATGTCTAAAGCATTACTAGTAGAATATATGCCATTTAAACCACTTTCACCATTAACTGAATCCGATGGAGCCAAATTTGGTGTCCCTGGTGGAATGGTAGTACAGGGAGTATTACAAAGAGCTGGAGCAAAAAACCAGAATGGGAGAATATACCCAAAAAATATTTTAGCTAGAGAGTGTGTAAGATACCAAAAAGAATATATTGATCAACACAGAGCATTAGGAGAATTAGATCACCCAGAATCATCTGTAGTCAATTTAAATAATGTATCTCACAATGTTTTAAAAATATGGTGGGACGGCGATAATCTTAAAGGAGCAGTACAAGTATTAGATACTCCTGCAGGAAATATATTAAAATCACTATTTAAATCAGGGATAACATTAGGAATATCTAGTAGAGGTTTAGGAAGCGTAAAAGAATTATATAAAGAATCAGCAGTTGAAGTTCAAGAAGATTTTGAATTAATATGTTGGGACTTTGTATCTAATCCATCAACGAATGGAGCTTTTATGAAACCAATGTTTGAGTCAGTAAATAAAATGAATGTAATAAACAAATATGGCAAAGTAAATGAAATTATAACATCAATACTTTGTGATGATGGAAAATGTAGGATATAATTATGAATATTAGAGCGTTAATGGAAGCATTAGAAAGCGAACCTGTACAGATAACCAAAGAACAGAAAAAAGCTTTTATGGAAGCAATTCGAGGCTTTTCTCAATTAGGAGAAGGCGTATATGGAAAAACCAATTTAAAAGAATTGTGTGAAAAGGTAAAATATATGGTTGAAACAGCAAACCAAGTAACACTT